AGTAAATAGAATTGATAGGTGGACATCAGATTCTACTGTAACCGACTACATAAGATAATGTTATGCTTAGTGAAGTCCAGATTGTCGGAGGAATAAACAAACAAGTTACACCGACAGGTGCCCAAGGTAAGTGGATTGACTGTGATAATGTAAGATTTCGTTATGGATATCCAGAAAAAATAGGTGGATGGGAACAAACAACATCTAGCACCTTAGTAGGTGTAGGTAGGGATATGCACATTTGGAGTGATCTTACTGGTAAAAGATATATAGCCATTGGCACAAACAAAGGTTTATTTATTTACCATGATGGGTCTATGTATGATGTATCTCCCCTAGACACAAATATAACCTCTTGTACATTAACGACAACTAATAATTCGGCTACTGTTACTGTGAATAAAGCAGCTCATGGACTACAAATTGGAGATTTATTTTTATTCTCTAGTGTAACTTTACCAGGTGGTAGCACTGGTTTTGTTGGTGCTGATTTCACACAAAATACTTTTGAAGTTATAACAAGAACTTCAGACACTTTTACTGTAACAGCAGGTAAAGTTGAATCTGGTTCTGGTTTTACTGCTGGTGGAAGTGTAACACTAGCTCCATATTTTAAGGTAGGTGATGCAGTGCAAGTTACTGGTTATGGTTTTGGTACTGGCTTATATGGTGGTACAAATCCCTCAATCACTAGCACTACATTAAATGGTGCGTTGTTAGATGATGCAAATGGAACTGGTGGTTCTGGCACTACAATAACTTTAACTTCTGTATCTGGTTTTAGTAGTAGTGGAGGCACATTAAAAGTAGGAGAAGAATTAATTACATACACTGGTGTAGCTGGTAGCACTGTTACTGGTATATCACGAGGTGCATCTGGGTCTACTAGATCTGCACACAGTGATGGTGCTGTAGTGCAAGAAGCATCTAATTTTACTGGATGGGGTGATGCCTCACCAACAGGTGAAGTGACATTAGAACCTGGAAACTGGTCATTAGATAATTTTGGTCAAATATTAGTTGCGACTGTAAAAAATAATAAAACTTTTCAATGGAATCCGAGCAGTGCCTCGGCTCTGTCAACAAGAGCTACAGTCATAACAAACGCACCAATACAAAGTGTGATGACTGTAGTTTCAGACAGAGATAGACATTTAATACATTTAGGCACTGAAACAACTGTGGGAACGAGTTCACAAGATAAAATGTTTATACGTTTTTCAGATCAAGAAAATTTTGAAGATTACACACCAACGTCTGTAAATACAGCAGGTACTTTTAGAATTGATAGTGGTACTAAAATTGTAGGAGCAGTAAATGCTGGTAGTTATATATTAATTTTAACAGATACCTCTGCGTATACTATGCAGTTTGTTGGTCCTCCTTTTACGTTTGCCATACAACAGGTAGGAGCTAATTGTGGTTTAATATCACAACACGCAATAGTGGCAGTTAACGGTGTCGTATATTGGATGGGTCAAGCAGGTGGATTTTATCTTTATGATGGTACAGTAAAAAAATTAAATTGTTCAGTAGAAGATTTTGTTTTTACCACACAGGATACTGATGATTTGGGAATAAACTTTGATGCGTCTGATGTTGTGTATGCTGGATACAATTCTTTGTTTAGTGAGATTAATTGGTTTTATCCTAAAGCAGGATCTACACAAATAGATAGAGTGGTAAGTTTGAATTATGCTGAGTCTCTTTGGACAGTAGGTTCATTACCAAGAACTACATATTACGATAAAACTATATACGATAATCCTTATGCGACAGAGTATAATTTAAGTGGCGTACCTAATTTTCCTATAATACAAGGTGTTACTAATACAAATGGTGCAACTACGTTATACGCACACGAAAAAGGAAATAATCAAGTAAATTCTGACGGAACACAAACTGCCATAATAGGAAGTATTGAAAGTGGGGATTTTGAAATGGATAGTGGTGGACCAGTAAGAGGGGAGTTTTTTATTAAAATAAGAAGGTTTGTTCCAGACTTTAGAGCTTTAGCAGGTAATGCTAGAGTTACAATTAATTTAAAAGATTTTCCTAGTGATACAGAGGTTAGTAGCAGTTTAGGTCCTTTTACTATATCTTCATCAACACAAAAAGTAGATACAAGAGCTAGAGCTAGAGCAGTAAGTTTAAAAATAGAAAACACTACCACAAATGAGAATTGGAGATATGGCACATTTAAAGCTGATATTCAACCAGATGGTAGACGTTGATGTATGGATGTAAAAAGAGTAGTAAGTTTTGATCAGGGTGTAACTTGGAAAAGCGAACATACCTCTAATCCATATGCTATAGTTTTAAAAGCAAAAAAAATATGGAAATTTACTAAAACTGAAAATCCAAAAGCATTTAAATTTTTTTCTAGTATTATTAAAGATAATGCTAAAATTTTTAGGTGGGGTTTGCAAAAACAAAAATCATTTAAAATATTTTATCATAATGAATACTGTTATTTTGAAACACCTGATGCTATAATATATAGAGTAGTAATACAAAAAGAGGAAAAAAAGAAAAAAATAAAAAAAGTTAAAAATAATAAAAAAGATAAAATGGTGTACTAATGACAAACAAAAAAAAAGATCCTGTAAAAGGCACAGGTAAAAAACCAAAAAACACAGGAAGAAGATTATACACAGATGAAAACCCTAAAGATACAGTAAGTATAAAATTTGCTACTCCTAAAGACGCAAGAGAAACTGTAGCAAAGGTTAAAAAATTATCTAAACCTTTTG